ATTCTTTGTCCTACAAGGGTTTTAGCTAATACAACAGTTGCAAGTCCTAGCTCAAACGCACAGGGTACAGTGAATAATAATGCGACAATGATTGCACCTCAATCAACTCCTCAGTTCCGTATGTCACAAGGTATTGTTTGCTCTTCTCCTAGCCTTACAATTACACCTTATGTAACAGATGCGTGGTCATTCAATCGACCCATAGAAACTGTTACCAGACAGAATATTTACGATGAAGATACTGGAGCGATCAAATATGTGCAAGAAACCCCAAGGTTTGAAAAAGATAACTATAACTTGAATTATGGGATCTCAGCACAGATCAGTATTCCGTTAGGCAAAGCACCTGAGTTATGTTTAAAGGCTACAGAGGTCAATATAAAGAATCAGGAGCTATTGCATAAGAAGATGGAGTTAGAGCTTGCTCTGTTTCGTCTGAAGGTGTGTGGTGAGCAATCTAAGCTTGGTGTTCAGTTTGTTGGACAGTATGCAACTATTTGTGAAGGAATAAAGGTTACAGTGCCACCAGGGCAGGTCATACCACATAAGCATGAGATCAATCAGAAGTAGATTTTTTCTTAATTAACATCTTTTTAAAGAGTGTTTTACTACCGCTTTTGATCAGTCCTAATAGGAGAGGTGATGATGCAGCAATAAGGCTAATGGCAGCCACGTTAAGAGCAGCACTAGGAGAAGGAAGAAAGGAATCAACGAACGTGACTTGCTCGTATTCTGCGATACATTCAATGCCATCAGAACCTCTTTTATACGATTTTACCCTTTCAGTACGAGCTTCAGAAGTATATTCACCAATTCTGCGATCATTCTTATCAGGACAGGGGGGAACTATAGGTTCATCTTTTTTATCTTTTGGGATTTCAGCTTGAGGTGGTTTGCCTTCTGGTAATTTTGTAGGTTCTTCTTCTACTGGTGCAGCTTCTTCTGTGATTATCAAAGACTCTGGTTGATAATTCATTGGTATAAAAGATGGGTATGGACAGTTACTAACTACTCCATTAGGGTCATCTATCAGTAAGTTTCTATTACCTGTATTCTTTGTATCCCGATGATAATATTTACAACCAATAGTTTCTACATTAAGTACATCAAATGACGGTAAGATTACTTGTGGAATATATACATCAGGTATAACAATTTCTGGAATACCTATCTCTCTTATTTCCACTAGAAAGGTAGTGATTTACCTGTAACTGATGGTAGTTTCTTATTAATTTGTCCAGGTAGTATTGTTTGTACTTCTTTCATTATCTGACTCATAACTCTACTTTTAAATTGTTCTGATGTTACATATCTATAACCGAAGTATGCACCTCCGCTCATACTTGCCACCATAACGAAGGAAACTATACTTAGGACATTAGCGACTTTGTTAAACATGATAAAACTTGCAATAATAAGAGCTATGTCAGTGATGAGCATAGCTGTATTACTGCTTATTATAGGTCTATCACCCTTGTACGTCACTATGAGCCTTATGACAAGGCAGATGCAATCAGATAAGGTTAATTAAGACCAAGGTACACCAGTTGATGTTGTAGGTGTTTTAGATTCTGCTATCTGTGCAGCGATAGATGTTTCTATTCTTGTTACTTCATCAGCACCAAGAGCAGCCTTAGCCCATGCAACTGCGTTATCTTTAGTGATAGAAGCATAAGCAGTGAACGATCCACTGTCTGCTTCAGCAAGTCCTACAGAGCCATAAGAAGAACCAGTATGCTCTACAGCAGAATCACCACTTCCTACAGTTTCAGAGTCACTGGCAGTCCAATGAACAGTTGTTACGACATCAGATAAACTTCCAACAGTTTTTGTTGCATCTAAAGCAACTACATTCCAAGTTACAGCCATAATAAATTTTAAATACTTTGATTATATATTAAGTGTTTTCTTCTATTGAAACACCATCAACTTTTTTAAGACCTTCAACCAGTTTTTGATTACCAATAATTTTCGTTGTCAGTTGATTTAACTGTTGTTGTTTTGCTTGTATATCAGATTGAATTTGCTGTGCCTGTTGTATATCAGAATCAAGAATAGATTTTGTTTCTTCGTAAAGTTCCTGTGGGGTCATAAAAATTAGATATGTAAACGTATTATACTAAGCAGTTTCAAGTGCTTCAACCTTACCTATAAGTTCCTGTACAGCAGCAACTAAAAGAGGTACAAGTTTACTTTGATCTATTCCCTGATAAATTGGATCACCCTCTTTTATTTCATCATTTGCATCATCTGCCGTTGCCACTTGATCTTTTGTACCTGTAACTGCTTCTGGTACTGCTGTTACTTCATGTGCTAAAAATCCATCTACTGTTGTATCTTTATCAGCTTTGAAATTAAATCTTGATGGTTTAAGAGTTTTTAATCTTGTTATTCCGTCAGAGATTGCAGTTACGTTTTCTTTTAATCTGTAATCTGAACTGGTGTTATAACCTGTTGATGATCCATGTGAAGTTATTGATCCAACAACTGAACCACTACTGTTAAAAAATTCAATCATCATCGCATTTGTCCCACCGCTTGCTCTACTACTTCTTAAACCTAAAACCCTAATATTATCTGAGCCAGAAGCATGAATTAAACAAGGTGAATGATTAGTTATACCAGCGTTGTTAACTTCTAACATTTTATCGGGGGCAGTAACATTAATACCAACCTTTCCAACCGAATCTATACGCATGCGTTCTGAAGCGTTTGTAAAAAACGAAAAGAAATTAGAACTATGATTATAATTTATAATTCCTCTATATTCGTCATCACCAGATGTTCCGTCAGAAAAATATATTGCTCCCTGTCCATTTGTTGCTGATCTTAAAGTAATACCCATGTCACCAGAAGTATTCGCAATAGTTAAATCATCAGAAGAAGCGTGACCTTTAGTAGTTGTACCGATCATTACCCTTCCAGACGAATCTATACGCATACGTTCTGAACTGCCTGTAGCAAAAGCTAATACTCCTCCACCTGACGTAGCATTAATAGTGTGTATAGCACCTAAGAAAATACCTGTATCACTGCTTGAAAATTCTAAACCTCTAGCCCCTCCATCAGATGAAGCACCAAAATAGGCATAATCCCCTGCTGCATCTGTTCTTTTTACATCAATCCTATAGCTTGGACTTGTTGTACCTATACCTACGTTCCCAGACGAATCTATACGCATACGTTCATCATTTCCATTTGTATGGAACGTCATAGCTCTAGCATCACTTGCAAAGCTGTATCTTATTGATCCGTTTGAATTGTTGCTAGTTTCTGAAAATAAAATTCTTGCTGTTTGATTATCATCAGATACAATATCAAGAAAAGTATGCTCATTTGCCGAAGCCGCATTTTTTATAGTAAGTGCTGTTGCAACATCAGTAGAAGGTGGAGATGTAACACCAATTAATACCCTTCCAGACGAATCTATACGCATACGTTCTGAGCCAGCAGTTTCTACTGTAAACGTATCGTCTGCTGGAAATCTTATCTTTGTATTGGTATCTCCTACATGAAAAATGCTGTCACCTACATACATATGTGTGGTTGCTCTTATATCTCCATTAACGTCAAGTTTAAAGATAGAACTTGATGTTCCGATACCTACGTTTCCAGACGAATCTATACGCATACGTTCTGTTGCGTCAGTACCAAATAGTAAAGCATTAGTTGTATGTTCGTATTGAAAATAACCTCTATATTCATCAGCACCAGATGTCCCGTCAGAAAAGAATATATTTCCCTGACTACTTGTTCCGCTACGAATTGTTAATCCTGTATGTCCAGAAGTTGCAATAGTTAAATCATCTCCATTTGAAATACCCTCAGTAGTAGTTCCTATAAGCACCCTTCCAGTTGTAGTTATAATTTGACTTCCAAAATCAGGAGAAATCTTTGTTCCTGCTATCGCTGCACTTGCATTTATGTCTGCATTTACAATACTTCCATCAACTATAGAATCCGATACTACGGAATTGCTTGCTAGTTTGGCAGCAGTCACTGCATCTGTGGCCAATTTAGCCGTTGTCACTCCATCTGATGCACCAGTTGAGTCTGCTATTTTTGCTGTTGTCACTGCATCATTATCTATAGTAAAGACTGCACCAGAACTAGAAACTGTAATATCACCTTTATCTCCATCTGTTAAAGCTGCTCCACCAGCACCTGTAGCATCTTCTGCTGGTTCCCATCTATTATTAGCAGCAATATATTTTAAAACCTGGCCATTAGACGGAGTGGAATTATGAACATTAGCCAAATCACCTATGTTTTTAGTAGAAGTTACATCAGCATTAGCAGCTATACCTGATAATTTAGTTTTCTCTGCATCGGTAAAAGCATTAGTATCAGAATTAGCTTCATAAGCAGTTTTTATTTCAGAGTTAGTTTGATCAGCAGTAGCACTAGCTTCAATACCATTTAACTTTGTATGATCAGCATCAGTGAATACATTAGAATCTGTAGCTGACTCTACAAGTGTTCTTATCTCAGCAGCAGTTTGATCAGCAGTTGCATTACTCTCAACACTGGTTAATTTAGTTTTTTCTGAATCAGTAAAGGCATTGGTATCACTGTTACTCTCATAGGCTGTTTTGATTTCACTGGCTGATTGATCTGCGGTAGCTGATGCTTCAATACCTGATAGCTTTGTTTTTTCTGCATCGGTAAAAGCATTTGTATTACTGTTTGCTTCGTAAGCTGTTTTGATCTCTGAATTAGATTGATTACCAGTAGCTCCAGACTCTATACCATCTAATTTACTTTTATCACTGGCAGACATGCTACCAGCATTAGAACTTGAAGCTGCCTGTAATTTAGAACCAGCAATAGCAGCACTAGCGTTTATATCAGCATTAACAATAGTTCCATCATTAATCATTGTTGATGTAACTGTTCCTGTATCACCAGTAGTAACAACAGTTCCTGTGGTATCAGGTAAAGTTATTGTTCTATCAGCAGTAGGATTTGTTATTGCTAATGTTGTCTCATTTGTATCGTCAACAGAACCTTCAAAAACAAGATTACCAGTAACTACCTGTGATCCATCTTTCTTAACAAAGTTATCAGTAATCTCTTGTACTGCAAATAACAACTGATCATTTTGTGTATCAAGATCTGACTCTGTAAGAACGCTACCATCAACAAAATCTACCTTTTTAGATCCAACATTAGTATCTCGTTGAAATTTAATAACAGCACCATTAGCAGGTTCATTACCACTGGTAAATGTAATCTGTGTAGCACTTGTGAAAGTGTAATGGGTGGTTATGGTTTTAAGTACACCACCGACAGTAACATCAACTTCTGATTCAGCTAAGTATGAGAAGGAGATACTGAAAGGACCAGCAGTACCATTACCAGTATGGTTTGTAAAAGATGCAGCAGTGTTAGTAGCCATAGTT